ATCTATTCAAAATACCTATAACAGCATTTCTTGACATATCTACACCACAATAGTCCTTATACTCAGGCGACATTACCTCTGCAATCTGACGGGCTGATAGACCACGCTCTATGCTCAGTTGAAATACCTTTGTTATAAACTCGTCCGTGTGTTTTCTTGTAGCTACCACTTATCTTTTCCTTATCAAACCAACAACTTGCACATAGTTTTTGACCATTCCTTGTTACAACTGCCATATCGTTGCACTCTTCACAGTTAACCATCAACGCACTCCTCTGGGTTTTTTAAGGATAGGCTACATATCTGATTTAGACAGTGAGTTATAAGCACAATACCATGCTTGTCACTCGGCGCATGGCACATCACTGAAAGCATCGACTGCATCAACGCAGATTATGTTACATCTAAACAATCTACAAACTCCTCTAGACATAGATCAATCTCTGCCTCAATACGAGAGGCTACCATTTGTCTTTCTTGGTCAGATAAACTCATGTTTGATCCCATCAACTATCAGTGAGTTAATTTTAGTAAGATTGACATTTCTATACCCTTTGGCATAGTTGTCATAGACAGTCATCATTTGTTTGTTGGTATTACAATCTCTGCCGCCCTTCTTGTGCTTCTCAACACCAAGACGGCCATTAATTTTACGGATACTACCATCCGACTTGACAAACTCGATTGTAAAGAATTTATCCTGAACCGTGGCCTCGATTATTCGGCGCATTATGTCCGGGTTTTCTACTTTGCTTTCGTATAGGGTGATCATGGCTCACCTCTGCTGTTGAAGGAAGCTGCACTATACCTGAGATTTTTTTGAATGTCAAGCGAAAATATATTTGACAGGCTCAAAAATCCATGCTATCAGGCACGTTGCCGTGTCCCGAAATTGAGGATATTATATTTATGATTAATATAATTAAAGATTATATCTATAATCTAGATATACCTCTTGGTACTTCTATAAGACTAGATTGTCCTATATGTGATGGAACTAATACCCTATCAGTTACTCAGTTTAGTGATTGTGTAAAGTATTACTGCTTTCATGCAAACTGTAGTAAAGGCGGTGTGATTAAAGAGGGACTAAGCATGTCCTCTTTCTCCGCACACGATGAAATCTTAAAATCAAATGAGCCTGTAGGTCTTGAGCTAGAGAAACAGAACTGGCGCAAGAACAACTATCCTGTACACTTTTTTGAGTACCTTAAACAAAACAATTGTACTTCAGCTTGGTCAAAAGGATTAGCCGACATACGGTATGACTACAAGCGAGATAGAGCTGTGTTTCTTGTAAAAGATGGAACAAAGATAGTTGATGCTGCTGGTAGGTACATCGGGTCCGGTTTACACTCAGGACCAAAATGGTACAGATATGGTGGTAGCAAGCTGCCCTTTATTTGTGGTAAACATGACCGCGCAGTGGTTGTAGAAGATTGTGCATCAGCGGCATCTGTATCAGGTTTTGCAACAGGTGTGGCGCTACTAGGCACATTCCTACAAGATGATGCTCTATTAGCCCTAGACGGGTTTAAAAGGCTTACTGTAGCATTAGACAAGGATGCGTCAGATAAATCTGTAGACATTGCACTAAGGCTGAACGCTGCATACGGAGACATTGTTGATGTGTGTCTGTTGGATAGAGACTTGAAAAGATTAACTGAGGATGAAGCAAAGGAGGTACTAAACATATGATTGATAAGGCTGTGCTTGTAGCATGTCTACAAAAGGACAACTTCAATCGTGTATCTGGTTTAATTAAGAAGGAGTATTTCTCGAAGGAGGTGGCTACTATTGTAGAGACTATTAGCCATCTACACAAAACATATGAGGGTGATCTCTCATTAGCTGATGTAGCATTGGCACATGATGAGCGTTACCCGGCTATGCCTGAAGCGACTAAGCAAAAGGCTACGCAACAATTAGACGAACTAAAAGGCATAACAGTAAACCCTGAACTGGCAGGAAATGTTCTGCACAGTTTTTGGAAACGAGCAAAGGCAAAAGAGATAGGAGAAGAAGCCCTTGACATATTTCTTGGTAAATCTAGCGATACTTACTCTCTGCTTTCTAGTGTAGAAGAACTAAAGAACAATGAGGTCAAAGGCTCCAAGAGCTACACAGTGCTTGAGGACAGCATTGAGGACAGCTTAGAAGAGTTCGAACGTGATCCTGAGTTTGTATTCCCTACGAGTATACGGGATTACGTACCCGGCATAGACCGACAAAATCTTGGTGTAATCTTTGCACGGCCAGAGATAGGCAAGACCAGTTTCTCTGCGTGGCTATCCGGCTGGTATGTGCGGAACAAGTTTCATGTAGCATACTGGGGTAACGAAGAACCTGTGAAAAAGACACGTATGCGTGTTGCGAAATCTATTACAGAATACTCTCGTCTTCAGGTTCTGCAGGACAAAGAGGGTTTTGTACAGAAATACCAAGAAAGTATATTGCCTTACATATCTTTCATGGATTGTGTTGGTACATCCATACAAGAGATAGAAGACTACTGTTCACGCAATGAAGTTGACATAGTATTCATTGACCAGCTAGATAAGATCAGGATCGACGGTGAGTTCTCACGCGGCGATGAGCGGCTGAAGGAGTTGTACTGCAGGTCCAGAGAGCTTGCCAAGCGGCATAACGTGGCAGTGTGGGCAATCTCCCAAGCGTCGTATGATGCTCACGGAAGAGAGAGTATAGATTATTCCATGCTTGATGGAAGTAAGACAGGTAAGGCTGGTGAAGCAGATATCATTGTAGGTATCGGTGTGGCAGAACATGAAGAGTTTAGAACCATTAAATTCTCGAAGAACAAGATAAATGGTTGGCATGGGTCGTTGGTTTTACGGCGAGATGGTGATAGAGATATATTCTCATGATCACTGTACTTGACATAGAAACCACGATGGACTTTGAAAGTTCTACATCATCTCCTTATGACGGTCAGCAGATTGTATTTGTTGGATACAGAAGCTTTACGCCAGACCTGTCGGTGTTTGAGAGCAATGAGTTGTTTTTCTTCCACAACCAGTGTGAGCCTACGCCCCAAGCAAAGGACAGGCTGCAGAAAAAGCTAGATGAGACAACTTGTTTGGTTGGTCACAACCTGAAGTTTGATTTGCAGTGGCTAAGAGAGTGTGGCTTCCAGTATAATATGTTTTTGTGGGATACAATGATTGCTGAGTACTTGCTTTGTAGAGGCATTAAGAAATCAATTAGCCTTGCAGAGTGCGCCAAGCGCAGAGGCTTGTCTGAAAAGAGAGTAGACCTCACGGATCAGTACATAAAGGATAGGGTATCTTACGAAGATATGCCGTGTGCTGTGGTAAGAGAGTATTGTATGGCTGATGTAAACACAACAAATGAATTAGCCAAACAACAGCTAGCAGAACTAGAGATGTCTTGGCCTAGCAAGGAGAGCCTAGTTTGAAACAGGTTGTAAAACTTAGCATGGAAATGCTAGACGTTCTCATAGACATTGAGAGAGCAGGGATAAAAATATCAAATGAAAAGCTTGCAAAAATTAAAGCAGACTATCAGGCAGAGTATGATCAATTATACAGTGATCTCATGGATATCGCTGAAGGCGCTATGGGAGACACTCCAATCAACCTTGATAGCCCGGATGACCGCAGTAAGCTGCTGTACTCCCGTGAGGTGGTGGACAAGGCTGCGTGGAAAGAAGCGTTCAACATAGGAACAGAGCAGCGCGGACATACTAAGAAACAAAAGCGTAAAACAAAAATGTCTCCTACAATGTTTAAAGAGACAGTGAAACAATTAGCTCCGGTGTTCCGCAAGACTAGAGGTGAGAGATGTGAAAATTGCGGCGGTACAGGACGTACAAGAAACAGACTGAAGTCTGGCGAGTTGAGTAAAAATGTTGTAAAGTGTAAACCCTGCACTGGAACAGGAGTAATATATGTCAAGTTAAACGAACCCGCAGGACTAAGGGTTATACCCCGTGGGCCGGAGGATACCGCCGCTGCGGGTTTTAGAACAGATAAAGAAACTTTGTCCGATATACGGCTTGAGTTAGAGGGCAAGGCAAGAGAGTTCGTGGACAAGTACACACGTTACTCAATGATAAGAACGTATCTAAATACGTTTGTAGATAGCTTGGAGAAGTACCAAGATGATAGAGGTTTTATTCATCCTAACTTTAATCAGTGCGTCACTGCTACTGGAAGACTGTCGTCAAGTAGACCAAACTTTCAAAATATGCCGAGAGGAGCAACATTCCCTGCAAGAGAGGCAATTGTTTCTAGGTATGAAGGTGGTTACATTTTAGAAGGTGACTACTCACAGCTAGAGTTTCGTGTAGCTGGCTATTTGTCACAAGACCCTGTAATCTATGAAGAGGTAAAGAGCGGTTTCGATGTCCACTCTTACACTGCAGATATAATGGGGGTTAGTCGTCAGGATGCAAAGGCCCACACATTCAAGCCGCTGTATGGCGGGGTGCTTGGGACTAATCGGGAGATGGCTTACTACTCTGCTTTCCGTAACAAGTATCAGGGTGTGACTGAGTGGCACGACAAGCTGCAGGAACAGGCTGTTACACACAAACAGGTTGTTCTACCATCTGGTAGGGAATATGCTTTTCCCTATGCAAAGTATACTCGATATGGTACAACTGTAGGATCAACATCGATCAAGAACTATCCGGTGCAGGGTTTTGCTACGGCAGACCTCTTACCATTAGCCCTGATAAGGCTTCACAAGTCTTTAAAGGCGATGCGAGACCCAGTGCCTATGAGCAAGATCATCAACACGGTCCACGATTCCATAATCATGGACGTTCACCCTGACGAAAAGGATTGGATGGTTGAATTATTGAAAAGGAGTATGTTGTGTATACCTGAAGAATGTAGTAGAGAGTTTGGTATTGACTTTGATATGCCCATTGAGATAGAACTCAAAATGGGTACTGATTGGCTTAATCTAGAGGAGCTAGAAATATGAGCGATATGATTACGATGGACGATCTGAACGAAGAGAACATGGCTAAACTTGCAGCTATGGTCGGTCAGACTGAAACACGTTCAAACGTGCAGCAGGGACTACCCCGGCTAGCGATTGAACAACAGGCAGACAACGATGACGGTGAGCCGTTGCCAAAGGGCAGCTTCCGTATTCGTCTGGACAACAACACTGTGTACGCTAAAGAAGTCACCGTGCGAATGTTTGTCCGCTATTACTCCTATGACTTGTGGAACCAGCAGTCTCCTGAAGATTCTATCAGGACTATTCTCGCTTCATCTCTGAGTGATGATTTTCCTGATACAAGTGGGGGTAACAAGTGCGGTAGATTGAGCAAGCAAGAAGTTGAAGCTCTGCCACCCAACTCGCTTGAGTTCGCTAGACAGAAAAACATCAAGTGTACGCAGGTGGTGTATGGTATTATCACAGGCGCTAAGGATGCTACGGACACTACTGGTGAGACTGTTGATCTCAAAGGCACTCCATTCATCTGGTCTGTCCGTGGTTCTGCGTTCATGCCCGTGGCTAACTACATTCGTGAAGTACCTTCCAACAAAATAATCTTTGGTCAGAAGGTTAGCATTGCCACCAAGCGTCATAAGAACGGAGGCATTACGTACTACACTCCAGTGTTTGATAAGCCGCAGCCTGTAAAGATTGTGGATGAGGATGTAGAAACTCTCAATACCTTCATGAAGGACATTGAGAAGTGGAACGAGCGTGTACTCAAGCAGTACAACGAGCGTAAGGAAAACGTGCTTGCTATGGATGATCTTGATGTAGCAAACTCGTTGGAAGTTGCTGGCTAATGACCTCAATGCTGCTACATAAAGTACAGCATTTCCTAGAAAAAGCGTCGAGGGGTGAAGGCGAAGGTCTTCCCCCTCACCTTATTGATGACTTTAAGGAGATGTGTGGCTCCGCTATCGAACGTCAGTTCAGTGAAAAGCGTGGTTCAAAAGTGCGTATGTCTGGCGTAGGCAAGCCTCTATGCCAGCAGAAGTTATCCGCAAGAGATGACGTAGAAGAAGATGTAGACTACACGATGGTTATGAAGTTTCTGTTTGGAGATATCATAGAGGCCATAGCAGTTACAGTTATGAAAGCTGCAGGTGTAAATATACAGAGCGAACAGGAAGCTGTTAGCCTAGACATTGGTGGCACTACACTGCGCGGCACATACGATGTCAAAATAGATGATAAGATATATGACATAAAGAGTGCTGCTCCCGGTGCGTTCTCTATGAAGTTCGCGGCTAACCGTGGTTACAACAACATTAAGAAGGATGATGTGTTTGGCTACGTGCCGCAGGGTTACCTGTATGCAGAGGCGGCTGGCTCTACCTTCGGTGGCTGGATAGCCATCAACAAAGCTACAGGCGAGTGGGCGGTGTGTGAGACGCCGCTGGTGCAGGACGAGGACAGAGAAGCAGCCCTACAATTAGCCGATAAAAACATACGCAGTGTTCTTGGCGATGAAAAGTTTGAGCGTTCTTTTTCGGATGAACCTGAAACTTACAA